GTAATCATTTGTTACCCCTACACCGGTGAATTAGATGACTTGTGGCGGCCTATTGACGATGCTGGGCAACTGTTTCTACCTGGTGAACGCCTATGCGGTTTGAAGGACTGTGTGAACCGTAACCATGTTATCGGGCTAAAATACGCTAAGAAACCTAAACAAATAACAGATTTTGAACTATTGATGGCTATGGTTGAAGTTCAGGAATACCAGAAACGGACAAGGACAAGCTGATGAATAAACCTAGAAACAGTTTTGAAGCAGTAAAAATGGTGTTAGATCATGCACCTAAAGATTTGAGTAATGCTCAAAGACTTGTGCTCATTCAAATTGCTAATCATTACCCTAATCCGCATATAAGTCAGAAAACTCTTGCAGCCGAAATAGGGGTTAGGCGTATTGATACCGTCAATCGTGCAATCAAAGTTTTAGTGAACCGCGACTTGCTGATTATGCACCGTCAAGGCCATATGAAAGCTAATAAGTATGAGTTGAATTACGGTTCTAGCGTATACGGTGAAACCGTCTCTATGACTACACGCCAAACCGCTGTTCATGTATACGGTGAAACCGTTAACAAACAAAGAACTATTAAAGAATATAACAAAGAAGCGTTTTTTGATTTTCTAAATAATTTTGTTGATTCAACCGTTAGTGAAGCTGTTGTTTTGAAAGCTTGGACACGAGCACTCCTAAAAGGCGCTAGCGAAGATTTACTTGTTACCGCTTCGCGGACTAATAGGGATAAGTTGCAACCTGATGCGTGGCTCAATTTTGAGAAGTGGAAATCTTTTAAACCTGTTTCTAATATTGATGATGATTCTTGGAAGGTAAGAGCTGAAAATGACTAATTTTATGGAGATACCGTCTGTTGATCCGCAGGCTTTGTTGGAACGCCAGATTTTAGGTGCGATGATGCATTGGCCTAGGGTGTTGGATGATTTTGTTGTTGATGTTGAGTGGTTTGATGATGAGTTGAATAGGCAGGTTTATGGCAAGGTTTTGAAGGTTTGGGGGGTTAGTGATGTTTCTGACCCGTCTTTGCTTGCTGTTGGTGAGCAGGCTCGTTTTGTGCATAGGGTTTTTGAGTGTTTTGGTGATTGTTTTGCAGCTCAAATTTCTTACGAGTTTTATTTGGATAAGTTGAAGGAGTCTTGGGCTAAACGGATTTTGATGTCTTTTGCTCAAGGCTTGTTGGGTGAGGGTCAGGATGTTGATGATCAGATTGATTCGGCTAATCAGATTTTGGAACGTTTGTCCAGGGTGCAGGATGAGGATGTTGTTTATACTCCTGCCGATTATTTGCCTGTTTATTTGGATGATATGGCTTCTGGTGATGCTGTTATGCCTACTTCTTGGAAGCGTTTGAACAAGATTATTGGTGGTTGGCGTGATTCTGGTTTGTATGTGATTGGTGGTCGGCCTGGTCAAGGTAAGACTATTGTTTTGTTGCAGGCTGCATGGGATTTGGCTTCTGCGGGTAAGAAGGTTTTGTTTGTTTCGTTGGAGATGCCGGTGAAGCAGTTGCAGCATCGTATTTTGGCTCAGACTTTGAGTTTGGATGTTTCTTTGATTGCAGATAATAGGTTGGATGCGATGGTTATGAGTCGTGATGGGTCTAGTGCTTCGGCTAAGGATTTGGTTGATGGGTCTCAAAACTTTTTGAACGATAATTTGATGATGTTTGTGCCTTCGGCCATTACGCCTACTCAGTTGCGTTCTATTATGAAGAAGGTTTTGCGTAAGGGTGATTTGGATGCGGTGTTTGTTGATTATTTGCAGATTGCTGATGATGATTCTAAACATTCGATGCGTAATGATGAGATTAGGGCTATTTCGGGCAAGTTTAAGAAGATTGCAAAACAGTTCGATTTGCCTATTATTACTGCGGTTCAGTTGAATCGTGAGGTGGAGAATAGGGCTAAGGGTAAACCTAAGCTGACTGATATTGGTGAGTCGGACAAGATTGGTATGGATGCGGATGTGGCGATTATGATTCATCGCGATCATCGGGCTGGGGATGACCCTGATGGTCAGGGTTCGGATTTGTATTTGTATGTTGTGAAGAATAGGCATGGTAGGACTGGTGCTGCCAGGTTTGTTGCTCAGGATGCTTTTAGTCGTATTACAGAGAATTTGGCCTAAACTGATTTTGTGGTTGAAGATAATAAGGTTGAGTGTCGGCGTTGCGGTTTTATGTGGGCTGTTGCAGCTGAGAAGCGGGGTCGTAAGGATCTTCTTTGTATAAACTGTCGGGCTAGGAAGCAGGCTGTTATTCAGTATGGGGTTTTGCGTTGTATTCCGCATGAAGGTTTGGTTGATGTTGATTTGAATCCGATTGATGAGTCAGGTAAACTGCTAAAAGCAGGTGAGCGTGTTTGTGGGCATAAGGATTGTATGAATGAAACACATATTGTCGCACCCTAACCTTAGACTATGTAAGTAATACTCAAACATCTATTAGAAAAGAGAAATCATGGCTCAGGTCAAGGTAACAGGTAAAGTAAATAAAGTTTTTGGGGCAAGCTCACAAGGGTTATCGCTTGTTGAGTCCTATAAGTCGGCTACTGGTGAAGATTACACGCGCACTTGGACTGTCTGGTTTGCTGTGGCACATAACATTGCGGTTGATGCGGATGTTACTGTTACAGGGCAACTATCGGCGAAGATTGAAGATTTTGAAGATAAGACTGGTAAGCCTGGTCGTAAAGTCAAGTTGGATGTAAATAATGCTGTTGTTGCTGATGCACCTAAGGTTTCTGTCCCTACTGACCTTCCCTTTTAGTAGATGCAGAATTGGGGTGTTGGCTTTGTTTTAGGTTTCCTTTGCCTAAATAATGCGCTTGCTACCCCGCAACCCCTATCAGCCGTTAATGGTTTGGTAGGGGTTTTTATTTGGTTTGTGATGTTTGTGAATTGGTATGGCAAGAAATAGTTTTAGTTTTACTGTGTTTGGCACTGATCCTGCGCCTCAGGGTTCTAAGAAGTATGTTGGGACTAGGCGGACTGCTGCCGGCAATAACATTCCGCTGATTATTGAGAGTTCACCTAAGTTGCCTGCCTGGCGGAAGGCTGTGAGTGATGCTGTTATTCAGGCTATGCAGGATTCAGGTGATCTAAGTAAGTTTGATGGGGCAGTCAAGCTCGAAGCAGTGTTCTATCTAACCCGTAAGAAAACAGTTACTAGGCCTTATCCTACTGTTCCACCCGATTTGGATAAGGTTTTAAGGTCGCTTATGGATGGCATTACTGCTAAGGGTCAAGGCGTTTGGGGGGATGATGCTCAGGTTGTTCGTATTGAAGTGTCTAAGAAGTATGCGACAGGCGAGTCTGGGGTTGCGGTTACTATCTCTAATTACCCTTAAATTGTTTACCAAACTGTAACCTAAAACTTAGTCCTAAATGCTTTGCTTGAGCGACTATTTGAGCCTATACTTGACTTATCAGGTCAAAAGGCTTGATACGGACAAACAAAGGACAAAACAAATGAGCAAGCAAAAATGGACACAAGAAGACACAAGAACTGCAATTGACTGGGAAACCAAAATGCAACAATCAGTGATTAACTTCGCTAAAAGCAAATTTATTGATTTAACTATTCAGTTCGAAGCAAATCCAACAAACATTGAATTAGAGCAAGCTATTTCTGCTCAAGAAACAAGAATCAAGAAACTTGAAGCCAAACTTGCAAGATGGATTGAAACATCACCTGAATTGTTAGGTGCATAATGTCTAAGCAACAGATTTGGGATTTGCTTGAGATTTATCGTGAAATGCAGATCGCTAACACCATAGAGCAATACAATAACGCGTTTGAACAACTACATGAGTTTATTGAAGATAACTGCTTGAAAGGACAAAACTAATGATTGCTTATAAAGAAGCACCTACTGTTCATGCTCAAGGTTTGTGGGACAAACTAAACAAGGCAGTCGAAGCTAACCCGAACCTGGATGTTGCAGGTTTCTTCCTAAACGAGATTATGAATGAAGTTGCATCAGATCTTGTTTATTGTTGCTACTGTTCTGATACTGCGGTGAAACTTGTTTGCTGCGGAACTTATGATGGTTTGACTCAAGTTACTTCTGAGAACATGTATGCCATCGCAGGTTATTACAATCTCAACATTTGGCAGATTGATGAGTTAGAGCAGGCTGTCTGCGATTATGAAGAATCATCACCGAAGGTTGATTCTATTTATGATGAAGTTGAATCAGATTGTATGTTTTGTGTTTATTGTGCTACTGCTTCTGTAAAGCAGGTTTGCTGTAACGCTATGGATGGGCTTGTGCCTATCAATCTAAATAATCTTGATGCCATAGGTCATTACTACAATCTTGATGTTGCTGAAGTAAATGCTTTACAGCAGGTTGTTGGCGAGTATGAGAAAGAATTGCAGGTCGCATAATGAGATCACCGGAAGAGTTATTTCTTGAAGCTATAACTGCTTATCGTGCCTGGATAAATTGTGGTAAAGATTTTTTGAATCATGCTGATTTGTTTGATGTTTGGGATGATGCTGTTACTGCTTACGGGCAGTCAGTGTTTCTTGAGCGTAATCGTGCAGTTCATCAGGTTCTACAAGGTTTGGAGTTAGTGAAATGAAATCATTGTTAGGGATTCTTAGCCTTATTGGTTTAGGTTATGCAGCTATGTATTTTGTGGCTGTTGCTGGTGCTTGGATTTGGGGTTTGTGATGGGTAAACGATCACTTGGTTCTAAGTCTTTGCTGTTGAAACTGAAACTACATTTTTTGGGTGGTGTTAGTTACAGGCTTGCAGGTTTGTTGGGCAAGGTTGATAACGCTTATTCAGCGACTTATGTGCAAATCAACGGGCATAAACGCTTAAATGAGCTTATGACTGAAGAAGCCGAGTATTGGAAGGGTAAGTTTCGTGGGTGAGTCTGCTGAGAAGGTGCGAGAGTTTTATCGCAGGCAAGGCGAAGCGCGTGAGCAACAAAGAATCGTTCACTTGCTAGAGGAAATGCAAGTAACTGCCATAGATACTGAAACTGGCAAAGGAACTCAAACAGCATGGGTTATACAAAATGCTCTTGCTCTAATCATGAAGGGACAAAATGTCTGATCGCTATTACATTGCTTTGATTGCGATTCTGCTGCTTATGGTTAGCATTTTCTGCACTTTTATGTTAAATAGACCTAACTGCTATCAAATCGAATATCAAACACAAACAGAAACAAAACATACAACAGTCTGCGAAGGAGACGAAACATGAGCCAAAGTGAAACACATGATGCAATAAGTAGAGCAATACAAGAGTCAAGAGATAACGCTATTGAAGCAGTTTTAAGCATTATAGATTCCTATAAGCGCCTACAAATGCCTTTGGATCCTAAAGATTCTTATGATTTAGGTGCTAGAGATGCGGTAGATACTTTAGTTATTCATCTAACAAAGTTTGCTGAAGGACTCAAGGAAGGTCGTAAATGAGCTGTAACAACTGCCAGGGGAACTGTGCTTGCAGAGTGAATAGCATCAACATTTTTAGCAAAGACTATAAGGCAGGTAAGAGTGAAGGTCAGCGTGAAGAACACACTAGAACTTCTGATGCTCTGATTGAACTTGAGCGTAAAGAGATTATTAGTAACGCGCAGTTACAGGCCATCCTTGACTTGATTTTAGAGAAGCTAACCGATCAAGTAGATATCTTGTGAGCCTGCTAGACATTGTTTTATGGGTTGTAGGTGTAGCAGTTGTTTTACCTTTGGCTGCTTCTTTTCTGATGACTTGGCTTTTAGGTAACACCGATAATGAAGGGCTTTATGATGAAGAAGATTCTTGAACGCTGGTTTCCTAAGACTATGCACCGCTACTGGTGGAACGCTAGAACAACCGGTAAAACTTATGGGATAAACCTTGCTTTGTTTGTGTTGCATGAAGAGATGAAGCAGGTGCATAAAGATACTGAAGTTGCTTCTCTAGGTGCAAATGCCAGGATGAAAGCAAAGTATTTACAAACCCTGATTCGCAAGGTAAAGGCTTTAAACGATGTTGAGTAGGGAACTTGATGAAGCCATTTTTGCGCTTAGGGATTCTTTACATACTGAGTTTGTTGTTGATTCTGTGTTGGCTAATAAGCTCTCCGATCTTCTTCTTGTTTCGGCTGCTACCGGTGGTGCGATTCAGTCAGTCGCAGAGATTGTGGCTAGGGACATTATTACGAAAACTAAACAGGAACTAGGGAAGGTAGAGTTAAGAGATGTTTGAAGACCTGAAGATACCTAAACGCCAAACTAACTGTCGTATAAGAACAATCTTGAGTGAACTGTCTGATAAAGATAAAGTCATTTTTGAGCAGGCTGTTATGAGTCCTGAATGGCCTTATAAGACTCTAAGTAATGAGTTGTATAAGCGTGGAACTAAATGTAGTGATGCAGCTATCAAACATCATAGAGAGAAACGCTGCTCATGCTTGAAGGATTGAGCACACCTGCACCAAAGATCACTTATCCTGAAGGTTGGAGTCCATCAGTTCAGTTTGATGGTAATGGTGGTGAAGCTGTTTTGCCGGCTCAGGCCGACAACGATAACCCTACTGATGTTGATGCTTTCCTTAGAGAAGCAGGCATAAACCCTGATGAAATAGAAATTGTGGGTGAACCGCGTATTAGTCGTTGGCAGGTTGCTAGACCTTTTCCGCTAGAACCTATGTGGATGACTTCTGTTCGTATTCGTTGGGTGAAGCGTAACGCGACTATCAATCTTCCTTTGCTGTATTCGTTGGCTAAGAAAACTAAGCCGGTAACACCTAAGCAGGTTGAGTCAGGTAAAGCCTTAGTTATTCTTTGGAGTGATTTACAGGTTGGCAAGGTAGATCATCGTGGCGGTGTTGATGCGCTAATCCATAGAGTTGCAAAGACTCAGTTAGCACTTATTGAGAAGGTCAAGGCAGTCAAGCCTGAGAAGATTATTTTCTGTGATGTTGGCGATACGATAGAAAACTTTGGTAATGCTGCCGACTTACATCAGCTACAAAGTAATGACTTAAGTATTATGCAGCAGATTGATTTGGCAACATCATTAGCCTGGGAAACCCTGAAACAGTTGAGCAAATACGCCCCGATAACTTATCTCAGCGTAGGAAGCAATCACTGCCAGTGGAGATCAGGTAAACAGCGTGTAGGTAAGCCTACTGATGATTGGGGTTTACATATTGCTAGGACACTTGCCAGACTTAGTAAAGAAGTTGGATTGCCTATAAAGTTCTTTGAACCTGCTGAGCATGACGAATCGTTAGCCTACGACATTTGGGAAGATTCCTTCCATATTCTAGGTTTATGGCATGGCCATCAATCTGCTAGACCAGATGCAGTGCCAACATGGTGGCGGCAACAAGCGTTTGGTAAGCAACCTGTTCACGCTGCAACTATCGGTGTTAGCGGACACTTCCATCATCTTAGAGTTCTTGAGTTAGGTTCTACCCCGCGTGGAACTTCTCGCTTCTGGGTGCAGGCTAGCACGCTAGATAATGGATCAAGCTGGTGGCGTTTGACTGCCGGTGAAGATTCACAACCAGGGTTAGTGTGCTTCGAGTTACAGCAAGGCATAGACTTTACAGGAACAGTCTGGAAGATTTAGGGGCTGAAATGGTTTTGACTGCTGATAAACCCGCACGCGGAATTAGTAGAACTCGAGTTCGACTCTCGACAGCTCCACAAAGGAATAACTGATGCCTACTTATGTTTATGCGTGTCCGAGATGCGCTGCTAAAGCTGAGATAATCGCAACCCTAAGCGAAGAAATTGAAGCGCCTAAGTGTTCTAAGTGTGATGAACTGATGATGCGTAAATACGATTGGCAGACAACAAGATTTATAGGTGGCGGATGGGGTAAGGATGCACGATGAAGATAAAACTATTGTTAGCAATCGCAGTATTTCTAAGCCTAAACTTTGGGTCAAACATCACTATTTATGCGACAGCACAACCTAAACCGCATAAACAAACTGATCTAAACAAAATCCTGTTCAAACATCAACAACTTGCTAAACTACCTAAAGTTATTGCCTACCTTGAAACAAGAGCAAATAAGACTGCCTATGTCTTTAGTGGAGATAAACCTACAGGATGGGATTGTTCAGGTTTAGTTAGATACGCTTACAAACAGTTAGGTGTAACCCTTCCACATTCTGCTGATGCTCAAGGCCACATCGGGCATAGAGTGTCTAAACCAATCGCAGGGGACATAGTAGTTTTTGCCTATAAAGGAAGAACAGACTTTTATCATTCAGCAATCTATTTAGGTAACAACCTAATAATCAACGCAAACCGCAATTATGGCACAACAGTCATTGAACCCTTATCAAACTTTAGTAAAGCTCAAATAAGGTTTATTAGGATTTTGAGCAAATGATTAGAGAAACTTGTTCATGCGGTGCAGAATTTGAGACTGATGATCGTGAAGCCATCGAATTAGTGAAGGCATGGCGTAGAACACACAAGCACTCAGATAAGCCACTCAAGCCTGCTGACCGAGACTCTTCTACTTTATCAAATACAGACATAGCGTTAGGTTTTCAAGCCATCTACGACCCGCTAGATGATGATGAGTAGATTCCCTAAACCCTGCATCAAATGCGGTGTGCTTACATCAGGTTCAAGCTACTGCACAACACACATGAAAGAGAAATGGGGGCGGTATAACGACCCTAAATACAAGCAGGCTAGGGCAGGGCTACGGGCTACCGCAATCCGATGCCATCTCTGCAATGAACTGTTCACTGACCGCAATCAAATCACTGCTGATCACCTGATACCTGGCGATAGGAACAGTCCCTTATTGGCAGCACATTTATCTTGCAACTCTGCGCGTGGCGATAGACCACTCTAAACAATCATTCAAACAAACAATTATTTAACAGCATCGCTACATCCCAGTATTGGCGGGGTAATCAGGGGGGTGGGTCATTTTTGTTTTTATTTTTCGTTTGCTCAACAT